CCTACAGGTACCATTCATGCCCCCCATGTTAATTCATGGTTTAAACCGGCTGCTACGAGGTGAGTCAATCCCCCAACTAACCAGCACATGCGACCTCCGTTTCGGTATGACTAATCCTCAGTCCGTGGTACCCAACCCGCGTACGAGTAGGCATAAGGTTTAATTACCCTGTCTGCCTACGCCTACGCCCCGTTGGGGCCGAGGCCTCTTCCTTCTTTGGCTCCTCCTTTTCCATATCGTTTTTCATTTCTTCCGCCATTGCTTGTTTATCTGCCATAGCCGTACATGCATCAAAAGTTTTTTCTGGGCAAGCTTTACACAGGTCATTATCACCCGGATCGCCAAATATCATTTCATCATTTGGGCAACCATCGCCTTCTTCCCATTCCTGTATTGACGGGACATCTTCGGGCTCCGTCTCTTTCGGCTTTTGCCGACCACGACGGGTTCCGGTAGCTTTTTCTTTTTCGGGCTCAACCTCTTTGTCACCACCTTCTTTCTCTTCTTCGTTAAGGCCAAGGTGGGCTTCTCGGAATTCCTCATAAGTGCAGATTTTAACCAAGGCATCGAACGATACGGTGTCGTTTACAATGTCTTCCGGGTATGGATCACGATCTTTGAACTCAATATTGCCTGCTTCGGTAAAGGTATTTTTTTCAAGCTTTTTTTCCTTACCCTTAATTTCAATTGATTTTCCCATTTCAATATCGGAAAACAATATCGTTTCTTCTCCCCCATCGGCTTCATTTAAAATCTCTTTTTCAAAACAATAATACGATGCATCTTCCCAAATACCAAAAGCGCCATCCGGATTATTTTCTTCGCTATAATCATAAATATTATACCAGCAACGCCATGATGGCTTTAATGGCTTTATAACCTTATCGTCTGGTTCGGCCTTGCTGTATTCTTCAAACATATCTTCACACCGTGGGCATCTTTCTCCGAATGCCAACCTGGGGCAAAGAAAAGTATCGTTATTTTCCCCCACATTTTTATGCACTGGCAATTCTAATTTATAATCCCAATCGCCGACCTCAAGGTTGGTTGTTAAGCCAGAGAATGTTTTGAGCTTTTTATACCATTCTTGTGTAATTACAAATGGAAGAAAATCGACCAAATTTAACTCCTTGCCCACTGTTGGTGTAAAGCCTGGTGGCCTTGTCCCAACAAATCGGCTCCAATCCAATACCGATTTTCGGCCAAGGCCTTTTTGGTCCTTTGTTTCAACCGCCTGTTTTTGTCGATTTCTTAATTTTTCTCGTCTTAATTCTACTGCTGATTTTGGCATTTTGTTTTCCTTTTTTATTTAAGTGGTTTTAAATCCATAATTTCATCCGGAATAAATATATCAAAAACCGTTTCGTTAAAATATTGAGTGTCAACCAACCATCTATTTAGATGGGCAATATCAACTTGAATTGCCGCATTTTCAACAAAGCTTAAGGAATCAAAATTATTTCGAGCATTTTCATATGTTGCCTTTGTAATTTTGAATTGTTCAATTTCGCTTCTTATTGTCAAAATATTCGTGGGAAGGGCTGTTAAGGATACAAGCAAGGCCGCCCCTCCAACTACGGCTAACACCCCACCAAAAATTTCATAGTCATAACCGAGTTTATAAACAATAATCCCCACAATTAAAAAAACAAATGATATAAAAAAAATTAACATTTTATTTTCTCCTCCTCTTATTTATAACTTCTCTTTGGGTTTCAGCCACCTTATCCCTTGCTATATCCTGTTCCAAAATAAACTTCTTACCCCCTTCCGCCATACGCTCTTCCCGTGGTGTAGCAAAATAATTTCGTGTCCAAAGCTTCACTTCGTCTTCAAGAGCAGTTTTTTTATCATCAAAGGCTTTTACAGCATTCCAGGCCATTGACAACTGGTATTCGGCCTCAATTTGTTCCTCCTTGGCCTCTTTGTGATCTTTATGCTCCCGGTAATGCGCTTCCCTTAAATCAGCACTGGCCAATTTGAGTTCCTTTGCCTCTCTGATGAGCCGGGAACGAGTAACCTTGACTTTTTCATGGGCCTTTTTAGTCACCCTCTCAAGATAGGAAATTTCATTAGCGTATTTATGCCGGGTTTGCGCATGCTTTTGCCACTCTTCGTGAAGGTTGTCCAAGTCTATGGCAACGTCTTCGTTGAAATTAAATTCTGTCATTATTTATTTCCTTTTGGCATTTTAAATTATTAATTTGTTCTTGTAAACTTTCTACTAAATCACATAGAGAATCTATTTGGTTTAAATATTCCCATTTTAATCCCACCGTCCATATATTTTTAAACCCTTGCCTTATTTCCTGTGTATCTATTTTCTTCATTGTTTTATTTTCTTTTTTAACAGGGGTTCTTTTCTTCTTCTGGGATTAATGCCCCTTTTATATTATTATAAGATTTAAGCCAATTTTTAAATATTTTTTATTTTAAAGCGTCGTGTTGTATGCCGCAAAATCTATACCGGCACGGCCAGTGTAAAACACCGTCTCTCTAAAGCAGTCGAATACAAGGGCCGAGCGTGCCGCCACCTCTTCCCATTTGGCTCTATTTTTTTTGTTATATCCATTCCTATCCAAAGCAACGGAGGCAAACCAGCCAATTATCGCTCGGCGCATTTGCTCGGGCTCTACACCCTTTATTCCCTTCAGAATTTCCGCTAATTCTGGCCAAGAAGCCCCTTTCAACATTGCTTGGCAAAGTTCCTTTGTTTCCTTTTCTGCTTCTGATTGCTGAATGGCATCAATCATTTCCCCTGGCTCAAGGTCGATTATATCATCTAAAAGTACCAAGGCTTCCCGAGGGCTTCCGTCGGCCGCCTTAATTATTTCTTCCTTCACATCATCAGCTATTTCAAAAGTTAAATCGGGATTGGCGGCAGCTTCCTTTTTTAAAACCCAATCAAGCAATTCTTTTATTTTTTCATCAGGCAATAACCCAACCTTCCATTGGGTGCATCTTGATTTAACGGTTGCCATAATTTTATTTAATTCAGTGGTACATAAAATAAAATAACAGTGTTTTGGCCCACTCTCCAGTGCCTTTAAAAGTCCTTCTTGGAACTTTGTAGAAGATCCGTGCGCCTCATCAATAAGCCAAACACGGCACTTTGATTCTGAATCCATTGGTAAAAAATTCATATTTTGTCGAATTTCTCTTGCTGAATCAATACCGCCGGTTTGTACAGCGTCAAGCTCAACAAAATCATTACTGCTAACTTTACACCCTAATTCCTTTGATATTATGTAAGCAAGAGTGGTTTTGCCGCAATTATGGTGGAATATACCGTTAGCCCAATAATTGTTATAAACAGGAACATGAAAATCATAATATTTTTCCTTTACAATTTCTGTTATTTCTTTTATATAGGTATATCCGGTTATTTTATTTTTTTTATTAAGGGAGGGAGAACATGCCAAAGGGGATTTACCAAAGGGAAAAGAATTCAAAAATTTATCAGTCAAGGATTTTAACTGAACACCAAGATTATAAAATTTCTCTTTTTTATAAACAAGGGGCAAACCAAACCGAAATTGCCCAGAGGTTTGGTGTTGATAGGCGGGCAATAAGGCGTTCTTTAAGGAGAACGGATACACAAATAGACCCCAAAAGAAAAGGGTTGTCTGGAGAAAAAAATCCAGCATGGAAAGGGGGGAAAATTTTAAGAAAAGGGGGGTATGTTTCTTTACATCGACCAAATCATCCGAGCGCAAACCAAGGCGGATATGTCGCAGAGCATCGTCTTGTAATGGAAAAAATGATTGGAAGAATTTTAAAAAAGAAGGAAGTCGTTCACCATAAAAATGGGATTCCTGGTGATAATCGGCCTGAAAACCTTCTTCTTTTTCGAAACAATGGTGAACATCTTGGGGTTGAACTAATGGGGAAAATTCCCAACTGGACAAAAGAGGGTAAGAAGAAAATTGCTTCCCGATCAATTCCTTCAATGAAAGGTATTCCCCAGAAACTAAACGGAAGCGGTGTTCGTATGTTACGTAGAAAACAGATTCAGAGGTTTCTACACGAAACATGCGATCTTCAGAATACTGGACCGGTGGCAGAGCTTGGGCAATTACCCCCTGGTTATCAGAGGCGCAAGAAATAACATGGAATGGTTTTTTATTTTCCCATCTTTCTTTTACAGTTATATTTGATTTATCTATAGGGTCAAATATAACTGTATCCCCTCTTAAACAGCCCCTTGGCCCATGTAAAAGAATAGCGTGGGGCGGATCACCCCCTTCAACCTTATTCTTTATTTTTTTAACCGTGGTTTCATTTCCGATAATTTCAGAAAGTTTATCTGGGCGGTGAACCTGATACAAAGACATAATTATTTAACCTCGTTTTTCTTTTTTGCAACTCGTTTTAATATTAGGTACCCAATTAAATCCAATTCATCGTCGTCACCAGGATATTTTCCTCCTTGCAAAAACCTATTTATTTTATCATCAATCCTGACATTAATTTGCTCAATCGCGTCTGATTTAGCAAATATCCTGATAGGGTGAATTGCTGAATCTCCATAAGCCTTGTTCTTTTCTAACAAAAACCCCTTGATTTCTTCACACACTTGTTTTATTAGATCTTGTGTTTTTGTTATTTCTTTGGCCATTTTTCTCCTTTATCTTATTATAAGATTTTTTAATTTTTTTAAATATTTATTATTTATCACATACTTCCCATTCATATTTATCTACTTCACGGACATATGGTTTTTCTCTTTTTTCTTCCCAAAACCATGCGAAATCTATTGCTTTTATTTTGGTATTCCAAACATTGCCGGAATTAAATTGTCCTCCTCTCTTATTAAGAGGAAGCAAAAGACTATATTTGCCTTCTGGCGAACATAACAATTGATATTCTGGGGATGGCAAACCCCTATTAATTGCTATATTTAAACTATAATTTGTCACTAAGACAATCGAACCTGCAATAAATAAAATTATTAAAACTACACCAGGTATATATTTTTTCATTTTATCTCCTCTTTAAATATTAAACGCAAAATATTTTAAAAGAACAGCCTTACTCGGTATTTTTTTAGAATCGTGCGCCAAAATTTCTTCAAGCACCAAATCAATTTTGCTTTTTTCTTTTTGAGGAGCAGCATATTTTTTGCCAAAAAACCCTTCAAGCTTTGGCTTTGATATTAATTTGCTTTTTGCACATTTTTTAGCCTGCTGTTCCCCGGTTCCTTTAATTTCAATAAATGGCACATATAGTTTTTCATTTTTAATAACCCACTTAACAGGATCAGAAAAACCCACCTTCGGTGGCAGTACCTCTATTCCGGTTTTCTCCATTTCTTCAAGTAATTCATTTATTTGTCGCAGATCCTCATTATTGTTACTGTCGTAATCGGCATATGTTAAGGCCGCACAGATAAACTCCTTTGAATAATTTGCCTTTAAATATGCAGTTTGATATCCGATTAATGAATACGGGATACTGTGGTTTCTGGAAAACCCATATCCGGCCCACTCAAGCAAGCCTTCCCAAAATACCTCGGCCTCTTTTTTAGAAAGAGTTTTCATTTTTTTACAGCCCTCAACAAATTGTAATCGGTAGGGTTCAAATTCCGCCGCCGTCCTTTTTTTACCAATCACTTTTCTGATTCTATCCGCCGTACTTTCTGGCAGGCCAGCCACTTCGTGAATAACCTGCATTATTTGCTCTTGATAAATTAATATGCCATAGGTATGTTTTGTGATTTTTTCATATATTGGATGCATAGCTTCCCATTTTTTACCATGTTTTCTTTTGATATATTCTTTTGTCATTCCGGATTTTGTTGGCCCTGGCCTTACAAGGGCAACGCCCGCCGAGATTTCTTCAAAATTATTGACATGTATTTCTTTGCAAAGTTCAGTTGTCGGCCTCGCCGAAATCTGAAAAATGCCAGCCGTCTTGCCAGAATTAATTAGATCAAAAGTTTTTTGATCATCAAGGGGTATGTTGTCGAGATCTATTTTCATAATATTATTCATCACCATCTAAATTCCACACCTTTTCAATAATCTCAAAAACGAAAGCCTTGGCACCCGGAGTCAGTTTCGCAAATGAACTCCATGGATATTCATCTTCGTCAATAAGTTCAAATTCGGTTTCTACATCCTCAAGAACAGAACCATAAATCCAACTACAACAAAGGTGGTTTCTTATACTCTCGCAATCACAACAGGTTTTATATCGTTTTGTGCCAATGCCATACCCATCCCACCTTACTATTTCAAGTAGATATTGTTCTCCAGGAAACATTTTTTTACCGCACTCAGAACATATATGCACTGTTTTTGAAACCACATAGCTTGTTTTACAACTATCTTCCCAGGTTTCACAATCATCAGTATGTTGATCTATTAAATATGAACATTCCATTTTAATCCCCTTTTATTTATATCCTTTGTATCCAAATGGCTCCATTTTTTCTCCCATAACTATTTCACATCCTATAGGGGCAAGATCGCAGTTTGGATAAGATGCACACCCAAGGTGTTCGGTTTCATCGCTTACAAATCCCCAACAATTTTCAGGAGGGCTATTTTTAAAGGCGCATCCATTTTTATTTTTTAATCTATAGTCATCGCATTTTAAATTTTTGCATTTATTCATATTTTCCTCCATTTATCATCTTCACACATTCATCCAAAACAGACAATGTGCTTAATCCCAAAATATCAAGTTTCATTAGGCCAACATATTCGGAATCTTCCATTGTCCAATTACAAACTATCCGATCACCCCGTCTTACCAGAACACATTTATTGCCTTGGGTTAAATCCTCGCTTGACACGACAACAGCAGCGGCATGCTGGCCGCTACCCCGCACGGCATTCTCCAGCTTTAATGCAAACTTAATTACCTTTGGATATTTTTTTATAAATGATTGCTGATCGGTTCTATCAAGAGCATTCTGCAATGCGTTTTCTTCCCCATCCACAACCCAAAGTGATTTTGTAAAGCTCCGTAATTCTTTTTCAGGAACATCAAACACACGGGCAACGGCCCCAATAGCCGCCTTGCCTTTTAACCGCATATCCGTTGATATTCCGCAGGTATAATTCGCCCCGTATTTATCAACAATATATTGCCGAACCCTTTCACGATCTTTTTTAGCGAAATCCACGTCAATATCCGGGAGATCAATTCTATCTTCTTGTAAAAACCTTGCGAATGATAAATGATGCTTTATGGGGTCAACCCTTGTGATGTCAAGCAAATAAGCAATTAAACTTCCGCCGACAGAATTATGAACAACAAGGCCATTGATATTGTATGACCTATCATCTTTTATTTTTAAATCATACACATTGCCACTGTACTGATATTTATTTATTTTTTTTATTTTCATATAAACAACCAAGATATCTTTTAATTTTTTTATCAGAAAACAGAGTTAATTTATTTTTTAAATATAATTGGCGAACAATTGGTTTTATTCTTGCGGTTCTTTTGATCCACATATTGTTATTTTCAAACCAATCTTCATCCGCTAAAATAAAACCACCCATTTTGTTTTTATCAACAAAAACTTTAGATGCTTTTATTTTATTAGACAATGGAGTTTTATTGCTAATCCAATTTGATTTAATTTCATATATATATTTTTTGTTATTAAAATCAACTAAAAAATCTGGCCAATAAAAACCCAATGTATCTGAATTATTTTTTTTATATTCAATCTCAAAACTACATCTTTCAATTGATTTGTATTTATAATTATTTTCGGTTTGAATTAAAAAACAAAGTTCATAACTGCTATAAAATTCTATAAGTTTATTTCTCCATAAAAATAAACCAGCAAGGCCGAATCCTTGCCTTTGGCTTTTTCTATGCCTTTCTCGGACATCTATTTTTTGATAAGCGGCCCTTACATTTTCCCCCATTCTTTTTTTGGCCTCTGGATTATTTCTCCAAAATTTTGATACCCCCTCGGCATTTTTCTTTTTTTGTTCGGGGGTTGATTGAATTTTTTTCTGCGACTCTGAGTTTCTAAATTTCCAACCTGGATCATTACAAGCCTCCTTCATAACACATTTGGGGCACAGAGGGGTATTTATAATTTTTCTTGATTTTAATTTTTTAAAACTCCGTCGAACTTGATTGCCACATTTAATACATTTAAAAGAAACAAAAACTCTTGCACTTGTGCATTTATCATAAAATTTAAGGAACAAACTGTAGTCCAGGTCAACTTCATTAATTATTGCCTCTTTTATTTCTTTTGGATAGTGAGCTTGCCGATTGTTTAATTTTTTCATATGTTGGGCCTCCCTTAGGTTGTTTCTCTACATACTACCACAAGTAGGCCCATCGTGTCTACGTAAATCTACAATATTGTCGTCAATATTTAAATTTTCCGCCCTAACCCATATGTTTTTATTGTTTTTATTAATTAAAATTTTATGATCCTTTGTACATGAAATTTTACGGCCATCTTCGGTTTCTATTTCAATAATTTCTTCATTTATTTGGTATCTATATAAATCTTCAACAGCTTTCCATCTTTTGTTATGTGTTAAAACCCTATCACTATGCCTTATATCTTGAATATTTTTTAATCCATTATTTGTTATAATTAAATTATCTGGCAAAAAACATCCTCTTCCTGGCCCCACTGGAATGCCTTCTTTTCTACACCAATTAATAAGATCGTGAAAAATTAAAAAATACTTGGAAAAGTTTTTGCTTTTAATTAATTTGAATTCTTTTTTAAACCTTGCCATATAAATTTCATATTGTTTTTCTTCTTTTTTAGGTGTTGCCCCTTTAGCTAATTCTTTATTCGCAAACCCCTGTGTACATAGAGTATATAGATGCTTATTTTCGCCGATATCTTCGTATGGGGTGGGCAAGGATATTTCCTGTTTCGGGATTCTAAAGTCAGAACACATGGCAGCAACATTTCCGGTATTCGCCATGGCCTCTTTAATCTGGGAGGTACTGAAGCAATGTTTCCTAAATGCTAATTGCATTTCCCTTGCTGATTTAAGATGCAGGCCTTTTAAAGAAAACTTAAAGCGCTTTTTATCCGCCCACTTGGCCTTTGTGCTTATTGCCAATAGCATTTCTTGGGTTTCCCAATCATCTTCATTTATGTAATGACAATCATTCGTTGCTATGAGCGGGATATTAAATTCATTATGGATCGCGAGAATTTTTTTATTATGCTCATGCTGTTGTTCAAAATCATGTGGCATGATTTCAAGATATATTTGGCCCTTTGGAGAATTAATGCATAGCTCCTTAAAAAGCTCCACCCCTCCAGGCAGATTCAGAAAAGAAGCTATGCAAGCGGTGAGAATAATTATGCCAGATAAATCAGCGCTCAATAAATCGTTAAATCCAATACGTGGCTTGGAATAAAAGCCGTCTAAATTTGCTTTTGTCAATAAACGGCATATTTCTTGCCACCCCTTTAAATTTTTAGCCAACAAAACAATGTGTCCTCTTTTATCTCCTTTCTGTTTAATATTTGCATCAACGACAATATACGCTTCCACCCCGAAAATCGGAGTAATTCCTTGTTTATCTGCTTCTCGCTGCCACTCTAAACATCCGCCGACTCGGCCGTGATCGGTTATGGCAATTGCCTTCATCCCTAATTCCTTAGCCCTGGCCATATATTGCTTGGCACTCCCGACGCCATCAAGATATGAAAACTCGGTATGCGTATGCAGGCTTACATAATTATTCATTTTTTAAAATCTCTTGTTTTATTTTAAGCTGATCTATAATTTTAAGCCTATCAAATTTAAGCTTAGCATTCGGATTGCGCCCTCTTTTGTCCCATCTGGCAAGCATTATTAATTCCAAAAACAATGGATGAGATTGAAGTTCAAAAACTTTGGAAAGTTTTTTCATCTCTCCCATTATATAGGCCCAAATTCTCATGTGATTTAAAATCAACCATTTTGTTTTTTCACTAATAAGCCCATCAAGGAGTTGTATACTATATTTTTCATGCCCATGACTTTCAATTTGTTTTCCCACATCGTGTAAAAGAGCAGCCATAATAAGATCAAGGTTGTTTGTTTCCCGTAAAGCATGTTTAAAAACTTGAAGAGAATGGTTTAAAACATCTCCTTCCGGATGATATAATGAATCTTGTATAACTCCGTCACAATTTTGAACTGTATTTAGGATTAACCCAATTTGATCAATTCGATTAAGATTGTAAAACATGTTTTCTAACTTTCTCTTCAAGGAAATTATTCCAGAATTTATAATCTGATTTTTCCGGGAGTGTACTTTTAAGTGACAAACCTTCTACTTCTTCCATTACCCGTTCAAGGGTTGGGGCTGCATCAGAAGCATAATTAGTTAGGCCTTGTTTAACTTTGCGGAGATAGTTAGCCTCTTTGAGCGGGAAAACAATAGTTCCTTCAACCAATAATTGCCGAACCTGATAGGCAGCTCTTAGTGCATGAGAAACAGCTTTCCAATCTATACCTTTGTTTTGTGCGGCAAGTTCAGCCCGTTTCCCATATTCTTTATAAAATCTTTTTAAAATCTCAATTGTGTACCCAATGGTTTGTGTTTCTTGGAGAGTTTTGCCACAAACTTGATATTGTTGGATACCATTTTGGTTGATTCCTAAAAGATGCAGGTGGTCTCCTGAAGGCAGGTCTTTCCATGCAGTGGATAATTTATCACTATTATTAAAGTGTTCAAGGTAATCAACTACAAGTTTTGCCGCATTTAAACGGCTGCCTTTAATTCCATACTTTGAAGCCTGCCTTCTTGCATACCCGATAAAAGCCTTAAGGTTTTTTGTATAAAATTTCTTGCGGTTTAAAACGATCTCGTCCCACAAGGGAGAACAAGTTAAAATCATGTCGTCTGGTGCATGAAGCATATCAAGGGCCACGGTTTGGCCTTCAAGTGCCAATTTAACAAAATAGTGTAGGGAATAAATTTCGGTATCAACATCATCCGAAGTATTTTTAATACCATCTGCCTTATTAGGCCTTGTCATATGATTATGGCTTTTAGGGATTTGTCCAAGGCATATTTGCCGAGGAGATGGCATAAATACCCCTTTGTAATCAACATCTGAATCTGGCGTAGATGTACCATAAAGATGAGAACCAAATTTTGTCTGAACAATTATATCTAAATTATTCATTTCGCATCCTTTTTAGCATGAAAGAACCAGCCCGTGAGAAAAGCCTTCGCCCTTAAACAATAAGCGATCACCAACCACAACGGTCGTCAGGTGCTTCAAAATCTCAGAGAGCAAAGCGGGGTGGACCTTGATTTCCAATGGCTCTCCCTGGTATTCAACATCGGCCTTTTCCTCAAAGTCGCCATAAGCCCCCTCACTTGTACATACAACCATGTTATTATCGATAGTAAGGGTTACTATGCGGTCAAGGTCGAAGTCTGCTGTAAGCAGCACTTCCGCTCGGCCTACGGCATCTATGAACCCTTCCGGCAATACAATCTCTTCGCCTTCAACATCAAAGAAATTCCAGATTTGCTCAGGATATTCATCGGGATAAGTCCGGCAAGAAAAGGTGGTATTCTCCTTGTTAATGAAATGTATCCAGCCCTTTTCTTTATCCGCAATTACTTTATGTGGATTGTAATTTGAAAGCTCTTTGCCCGCAGTTGCAGGCAGCAGGAATTCTTGTTTCATTTTAGAAGATAACTCGTATTTTGTCCCTCGGAATGTATCACACCCAATACAACACCCATCTTCAATCAAAAGGCATGTCAATTCAGGGCGAATTAGGTTTCTGGAACAAGAAAATGCGGCAAAGGCAATCGCTGTATCAAAATTATCTGGCAATTTTTCCCACCTTTTACTGTTGATTGCGGGCACCTCAAGTGGAATAATTTTAACATCGGGATCAATTTTGATGTTTGCTTTTATTTTCTTTCCGGATATTTTAATCTTCCCGGGCTCAACGGTTAGGGATATTTCTTCATCAGGAATTTTATTCAAAAGTTTAAA